GCCACAGGACAGCGCCTACAGGCCGCTAACAGTTTCTCAGATGACAGCACTGCTCAGAGAAGTTAAGGCTATTGCTGGGCTACCTGACGAGCTGCAGGTAGGTGACCTGAGGAAGACTGCCATTGTAGAAATGATCGAGGGTGGGGTTGACCACCTTGCAATTCAATCTGTATCAGGACATAAGAACGTGGCTAGTCTTAACCCGTACAATAAGTTTAGTTTGAACACAGCCAAAGCTGCACTTGAAAGGAGACAGCGATGAAAAGGAAAAGAGATATACCACCTGAGGTATTCAGGCATTGGGCTAATTGTTTCATTGACGGTACGCTTGATGACGAGTATGCTGACGAGCTTGGTGAGATCCTTGAGCTACTTGCCAACAACGCCGAGTTCAATGAAGAGCTTAGAAAGAATCGTGGGGCTTGGTATGAAGGCTCAATACATTAGGAGAAGATCATGAAGATAACTAGAGTAAGCCCGTTTTCAAATAAGAAGACAACGCTTGAGATTGCTGTGACAGCTAAACAGATAGCTTCATGGGAGAAGGGTGAGTTGATACAGGATGCGATGCCAAACTTGACACCTGCTGAGCGTGAGTTTATCAAGATGGGCATTACGCCTGACGAGTGGGATGATATATTTGGAGTTGATAAATGATTGAAGTGACACACGTAGATCACATGGGCAAAGACTTGAGCGTTGCTAATGCAGCACGGGTAAGCTTTGGCAAGAAGAGTGATCTAGATTGGAGTGATCCTTGGGGTCCACCTAAGTTGAGGGAGAGGGATGCCAAGCTGATACGCTATCTTGCTAAGCATGAGCACATCAGCCCCTTTGGGCATTGCTTTGCCAGCTTCCACATCAAGGCACCTGTGTTTGTGGCACGTCAGCTTGTCAAGCACAAGTTCCTACGATGGAATGAAATCAGCCGTAGGTATGTAGACAATGAGCCTGAGTTCTATCAGCCAACAGAGTGGCGTGGACGCAGTGAAGACAAGAAGCAAGGGTCTACGGACGAGGAAGTCAACCCATGTGATTTTTATGGATTCGACAGTATGGCAGAAGCCGTTAATAGCTTTGATGGCGAACAGCTTAAATTATACAATGATATGTTGGCGGCAGGTGTATGCCCAGAGCAAGCACGTATGGTGTTGCCTCAAAGCACCATGACTGAGTGGTACTGGTCAGGTAGCTTGGATGCCTTTGCTGACATGTGTAAGCTACGCTGTGCGTCTGACACACAAGCAGAGACACAAGAGGTAGCGTGGGCTATTAGCCTTAAAATGGAAGATCTATTCCCTGTGTCATGGGTAGCATTAAGGGATGAGTACTGATGAGAGGTAATATCAATGGCGCAATCAAGGCGTCTGCTATTGTGGCTTTACTTATAGCTGCGCCACCTGTGTTGATAGCTATGACGTATGATGATTACCCAAAGTATTGTAAGCTGTCGATCTTGTTACCATGTATAGGAGTAAGTGATGAATGACATTAAAGTAACAGATGTAGAAGAGCACCGTGATGGTAGTGCTACACTACAAGTAGAGTGTGCGCCTGAGATATTCGCAGCTATCTTTAACGTTGGCTTTGTAACTCTAGTAAAGAGAGGTTTAGAAAATGAGAAGTGGCGAACCTGTGTAAGTTGTGGTGGCCCTGCAATGAATGATATGTGTGGCTTTTGCTTAGAGGAAGAATGACATGAGTATGGCTGGAACAATAGAAGACATGCGCTGGCAGATTAAACAGCAAGAGAAAGAGATAGCTAGACTTAAGAGGTTTATATATGATAACAATCTCATACGAGAGTTCGATGAAGAGGAACGCAAACGTGCAGCAGAACGTGAAAGGATGAACAGGGATGTATACGGTTGAGTATGAGCCAGACGCATCAGTGATAACATCACTAGATCAACAAGATATGTTTGAAGATGTAGAGTTAATCATTGGTACAGATGACAACGTAGTATTCATCAGGCAGTATGACGATAAGCTGGCTGAGCATCAAGTTATCTACATGTCTATACAGCAGTGGATGGATTTGATGGCTGCGTGGAATAGTCCAGAGGGTGCGTTCTACTTAGAGTCAAAGAAGAAAGAGAGACAGAATGGAACTAGCACTACTTAGAACACTGATGAGTAAGGACTTTTATGATAACAATAAAGGTATCCGTACACCAGACAAGCTGTTCACTAAGGATGTTCGTAAGATTAAGAACACTTTAGATTATGCTATGGAGACATACGATAAGGATCTTACACTACCAGAACTAGAGGGGTTGTTCTTTACGCAAAACTCTACCATGACCACAGCTAACAAGGATGTATACAAACAGATCTTCCGCAACATCAGCAAGCAGGATGCTATGTCTGAGGGTATAGCTGAAGAAGTGTTAGGCAAGTTGTTCCAGCAGGTAGTAGGCGAAGAGATAGCTAACTTAGGGTTCGACTATGTGAACGGTACTGAGACTAGCCTGGAGCCTATGCGTAAGCTACTGTCTGACTATCAGGATGACTTCATGCCTAACCTCAAGATCGACTGGGGTGACATCTCTATTGATAACTTACTGCAAGCTAATGACATACAGTCTAAGTGGAAGTTCAACATCCCTTCACTGACACGTAAGGTAGAGGGCATCAGTGGTGGTCACTTAGTTATCGTAGGTGCTAGACCTAACACAGGTAAGACATCCTTCCATGCCTCACTGATTGGTGGGCCAGATGGCTTTGCTACTCAGGGTGCTAAGTGTATTGTACTGTGTAACGAGGAAGCATACGAGCGTGTAGGAGCACGTTACCTCAGTGCAGCCACGTCAATGTCAATGGAAGAAGTCAAGGGTAACTACGCCCTCGCTGCGTCACGCTATGAGCCTGTGCGTGAGAACATTAAACTGTATGACTCGACAGGTAAAGACATGACGTGGGTTGAGGCTATCATCAAGGCATACCAGCCTGACATCGTAGTGCTTGACATGGGTGATAAGTTCTCTAGCAAGACAAGCGATAAGTCTGACGTGTACTTGAAGGAAGCAGCCATCCATGCACGTAACATAGCTAAGCAGTATGGCTGTGCTATCATATGGATGTCACAGTTGAGTGCAGTAGCGGAAGGTAAGGTGTACGTAGATCAATCAATGATGGAAGGTAGTAAGACAGGTAAGGCAGCAGAGGCAGACCTGATGGTACTGATCTCTAAGAACCCACAGGTAGAAGGAGCAGAGGAACAAGATACACAGAGGCACTTGAACATCGCAAAGAATAAGCTTAAGGGTGGCTGGCATGGCGTAGTACACTGTGAGTTAGACGGTGAACGTAGTCAGTACACAGCTTAGTAAGGAGACATAGAATATGAAAATAGTATTGGATGTAGAGAACACTACCAACAAGCGTGATGGTAAGATGCATCTAGATCCGTTTGAACCAGGCAACATACTGGTACAGGTAGGTATGCAAGCTGTTGACGCAGAGGATAGCGTGTGCATAGTCACACTAGATCACGTCGAACAGAAGGATACTACAGGCGCTGGGCGTAGAGAGATACAGAAGGTGTTAGACATGACTACCTTACTGATCATGCACAATGCACAACATGACCTGATGTGGTTGTGGGAGTGTGGCTTTAAGTATGACGGTAAGATCTACGACACTATGCTGGCAGAGTACATACTACTACGCAGTGTTAAGGAACCGCTGAGCCTAGAGGCATGTGCCCAGCGCTATGAATTGGAAGTACAGAAGGATGACACACTAAAGAAATACTTTAAAGAAGGGTACAACACAAATGAAATACCTCTCAATGAGCTTAGCTTTTATCTTAGGTCTGATCTCGGCGCAACTCGTGGGCTGTACCTCAAGCAAGAAGAAAGATACGCCGATCCTGCAAGCGCCTCCCTCCATAACATCAGAGACATTACCTTCAAAACCTGTACCACTCTCACAAGAATGTACATGTCAGGTATCAGGGTGGATCAACCCGCCCTCGAACAAGTTAGAGTAGAGTTTGAGCAAGAGAAGGCAGACATAGAAGACAGGCTACACAAACAGATCCGTAACCTAATGGGTGATACACCTATCAACATAAATAGCCCAGAGCAAGCCTCGCAGGTTTTGTTTAGCCGTAAGGTTAACGACAAGAAAGAATGGGCTGACCTGTTTGACTACGTTAAGACTACACAAGAGTTCAAGGATGCAGTGCAAGCTAACTCTACTAAGATACTGAAAACAAAAGCTTTTACCTGCCCTACATGTGAAGGAGAAGGCAAGACATATAAACTAAAGAAGGATGGAACTAAGTACGCTAGACCTAACAAGTGTAAGGACTGTGACGCTAGAGGGTATCAACTAAAAGAAACAAACGAGATGGCTGGCTTAGGGTTCTCTGCACCTAGCAAGAAGTGGGTCAGTGCTAACGGTTTCAGCACAGGAAAGGACAACTTAGATGCACTTATTGCAACAGCTAAAAACAATCGTATGGAAAGTGCTGCACTATTTCTTGCGGATCTTAAGCGTCTTAGCGCTGTCAGTTCTTATCTTTCTAGCTTCGTTGATGGCATACATACTTATACTAAGCCTGATGGATACCTTCATGTCGGTCTTACCCAACACATAACTGCAACAGGCAGGTTCAGTGGGCGTAACCCTAACATGCAGAACATGCCACGGGGTAACACCTTCCCAGTTAAGAAAGTATTCGTGTCACGCTGGAAGGGTGGCTACATTATGGAAGCTGACTTTGCCCAGCTTGAGTTCAGAACCGCAGCGTTCTTAGCACAAGACAAGGTAGCTATGGAAGAGATCAACACAGGCTTCGACGTACACGCATACACTGCACAGGTTATTACTGATGCAGGTCAACCTACGGGTAGGCAGGATGCTAAGGCACACACCTTTGCTCCTCTCTTTGGTGCTACTGGGTATGGTAGATCTAAGGCAGAGGCTGCATACTACGAGCACTTCAACGAGAAGTATCAGGGTGTAGCTGCGTGGCACAAGAAGCTAGGTGATGAGGCTATACGGTTACACAAGATCACTAACGTCAGTGGTAGGCAGTATGCTTTCCCTGATGTATCACGTAGAGAGAATGGTTCTCCTACGCACTTCACTATGATAAAGAACTACCCAGTGCAGGGGTTTGCTACTGGTGATGTTGTGCCTCTTGTACTAATTGAGCTAGAGGCTAGACTAGAGAAGCTACAGTCATGTGTAGTAAACAGTGTGCATGACTCAATGGTAGTAGATGTTCACCCTAACGAGAAGGAATATGTGCTTGCAACTATAGATACATTAAATAAAGATCTTGACAAACTTATCGAAGAAGCGTATGACATACAGATGAACGTGCCTTTACTATTAGAGGCAAAGATTGGCCCGAATTGGCTTGACACAAAGGACGTTATATAGTATAACTTAGTCTCTTTAACTTAGCTCAGAAAGGATATATAATGAGCACAGAAGTAGCACTATCAGTAGACGGTATGAACTTAGCAGATGCTATGGGGTTCACCGCTACAACAACACAGGCACAGTCAACACTATGGCGTGTGACTGCTGTAGTTAAGCAAGGTATTGATGGTAAGAAGATCGTCAACACACCTATGTTTAAACTGCGTAAAGGTGACGAGGAAGTGTACACTGAATCACTTAGTATGCGTTTGTTTGCTGAGCGTCAGCAGTGGACTAAGTGGGATAGCGAAGCTAACACCACACAGAAGACTGTCTTAGCGCAGAACCTTAACAACGACTTGAAGGATACACTAGGTGGGTTTAACTTAGGACGCCCTACTGGTTACGTACAGGACTGGGATGCATTACCTGAGACTACTAAGAATGTAATGCGTAGCGTTAAGCGTACCAAAGTATTCATGGGTATGGCTGGTGCTGCTAATGCTACTAACGAGGATGGTGACAGTGTAGAGTTCAGTGGTGAAGTACCATTTATCTTTGACGTTAAGAACCCTACAAGTTTGAAGTCTATGAATGCAGCAACAGGTGCACTGATGGGTAAAGGTATTACACCTATTGAGCACACCATTTTGTTAGGCGCTAATCAACAGACCATGCCTAACGGTAACATGTTTGCTGAAGTATCTGCATCACTAGGTGAGCGTGTAGGTTTCACTGATGGTGACAACGAAACGTTACGAGACTTCATTGCTTACATTGAGCGTACAAACTCATGGATACTTAGCAAGTGGGATGAACGTAACGTAGCTAACATCTCACCAGAAGACGCAGCTATCGTAGGTAGTATCGTTGAAGTGCAGGACTTTGAATAATGGAACATCCTGCTGAACTGTCAGTACATTCTTTCTTGCGTAAGGCTATAGATGGTAACGCATCTATGTCGCAAGAGATCATCGAAGGTGTGTGTAAAGATATACATGCAGCCCTAGACAAGCAGTTCAACAGTGGCCCACGAGATAAGTTCAAGCTTAGGATGTCCAACGTAGGGCGTCCTAAGTGCCAGCTTTGGTTCGAGAAGAATGATCCTGAGACAGACATCCTTAAGCCAACATCCTTTATGATCAACATGCTCATAGGGGATTTGGTTGAGGCTATCTTCAAAGGACTACTACGGGCTTCTGATGTTACGTTTGAAGACAACGATAGAGTTACCCTTGAACTAGAGGGTGGCGCTGAAGTAAGCGGTGAGTACGACATGGTGTTGGACGGGGCAGTGGATGATGTTAAGAGTGCATCGCCGTGGTCTTACACTAACAAGTTCATTGATGTAGAAACACTGGCAGCAGGTGATAGCTTTGGGTACGTCTCACAGCTTATAGGATACGCACACGCTGCAGGTAAGAACGTTGGTGGATGGTGGGTAGTCAACAAGGGTAATGGTGAGTTCAAGTACGTACCTGCTGCCTCTGTG